GAAATAAACTAAAATAATAATAACCCCATCGGTCAAGACTTTTTAAGGGGGCATTGTTGAATGTTTTAAGGGGGCAGAATCGCTTGGTTTTAGGGGGCAGCTTACACTGGATTTTCCAAATGCCATAGCCCGGTAAAATTGCTCTTTATCTGAAAGCCGGCGGTTCTGTTTGTTGTTTCTTTTTTTCCCATCCTTTTTATAGGTATATTTCCCTTCTATTTCTTTCAGGCGCGCAAAGAAATAGCCTTTCATCTTCCGGGTAACTTTTATCTCTCCGCCTTCGTTATGTATGCGCCCGTATGGCTTGGATGAAGAATAGGCAAGTTCAACGCCTCGCTTCCGGGAACGAACGCTACCCCTTAGTCCGCCGCTTCTCTGCATAAGTGATCCGACACCGTCGTCGAACTTTCTTTCCGGCCATTCCTTTTCGTTAAAGAAAGACTTACGTTCAAAGTTGCGGTCAAATTCTTCGTCTAATTCGACCTTTATATCATCCAGCGACCGGTCAATGACTTCTTTCTTGAAATTTCCGTCCATAACATTGACTTTTAAATTATTAATTGTATATTTGCGCTATGAAAGCATTCATTGTGTGGCCACACCTGGTCTTGGAACCTAAGACGGCGCCAATGGGTGCTTTCATTTTATTTTGTCCGTAACCGAATACAAGAAGCGATTGTGCCAAATAACACCTTTTTCCGACTTTTCGTCCGTTTCCGCCACATTCAAATAGACCATCTTTCCATCTATCTCTGATTCCAGATAATAGAACCGCTTGATTTTATCCTTTCGTTCATGGCTGAGCGAATCCGATGTTTTTACATAGACCGCTTTCTCCAGCACTTTATCCAGTCCGGATAAATGGTCTTTCTTTAGAACAGATGATCGGCCAAACGTATCACTATACAAATGCTCGTTTCCTTCCTTTCGGAATCCGATACTTTTTTGTACACCGTCAATCTCCAGCATGACTCTCTTTTTCAGAAGCGGCTGCATTTCTCTTAGATAGTGCTTGCGCTCAATGGCGGTCTGTGATTTGGTTATATCCCCGGCGCATTCGCGGATGATCGGACACGCTGCGCAAAGTTCATTGTCGGGCACCTTCGCCAGCTTCATGCCGTTCTTCTTGCAGGTGGCGCACTTGCTAATCGTATAGGAGTTATAAGCAGGATAAGCCGCACGCTGCTTTCCGGGATTAAAGCGGAACATTTCGGCATATTTCCCTGCCGTCGCCTTACTTCCGGCTTCAATGGCTTCTTTGCTATTCGTCGCCGGATATTTTGCAGCTCGCACCTTTACAACGGTGCAACGGCAACGCCAACCATTCGGCGGATAATAACTATCCCAAAAAGGATCGGAAACCGGTAGGGTTATTCCTTCCAGTTCCCGGTGTGCCTTTCTTACCTTGTTATCCCCGGCCGTGCGGTATTGCAATAGATACCGGCCTTCCCCGTCGTCCTGCTGGTCTTCCCACCGTGCGGCCGCCCCGCTACTGGCAACGGTAAAATCGTATTCGGTTTTCAGGTAGAACTTATTATAGGTTTCGTTCAAGGTTTGAACGTCCTTATAATACTGTTCAAACGGTTTTATATTGCCGCTTTCATCCAAAAGCATTCCGGCGGCTTCTTTCATTTCGTGAAAGGTTTTAAAGCCGGAAAATACGCCGACACTTTCGCGCAGGCTGTTCACCATTGTTTCAGATGGCGAACATTCTTCCAATCCCCGTTCTATGCCTTTGGATAAGAAGGAAGCCGTTTCTTCAATCAAGCCAATAACAGCATCTTCCCGTAGCATGGCCGCTCCGAATATGCGGTTATCATGCAACCATTTTGCAGCTCTGTTGAAAGCAGCTTCCACGTCCGAAGTGTCCGGGTGATTGTCAGCGGATAATATCAGGTTGCTATCTCCGTATAATTCTGCCGCCCTTTTGTGCAGCCCCGTATATATATCGGGGCTTAGTCGAAAAAAGGCCTTGAAAGTTGTTGTGCTTGTACCTTCTTTTCTCCGATAATCGGAATGTTATATTTGTCTATGAAATATTTTGGATCAACTTCGTAGCGGTCGACAATCATTGTTTCAAACGCAACCTGCTGTTCCGGCGTGTAGTCTATACTTTCGTCATAAACAAAACGTAAGCCTTTGAGCGGGAAGCCGTGCTTAATCATCCGTGGAATCAGCTGGTCGTTCACTATATCCTTAACCAAGTCGGCATCGCTTTCAATTACGTTTTCAAAAACTTCAAGATGCACCTCCGATTGTGACAGACTACTACCGTTGTCAATAGTCATTGTCTGGTTAAGCAGGCCTTTGCTTATTTCGCTATTGGCCCGGTCAACGCGCTTGTCATACACGTTAAAAGCGTCACCCCGTGTTGTCTCCTTGATATCAATTTCCGTTCCTTCGGGAAATAGCCCCCATGCGGCCGCCCCCATGGAAGCCAGCATATTTTCAATGCGTGACCGGTCTTTAGGGTCGCGGGCCGTTGACTTGGCAATCCTGACAGGCATACCGAATATTTCCCCGAACTGGTCCCAAAAAGCCAGCATGTTCTTTTTGGGTATGGCCTGATGTGCCGCTTTCAGGAACAGACCGAGGTCTTTAGGCTTTCCGGCTTCGATTACCCAATCGGACAAAGGGGTGTTCCTGTAATCATACCCTTGTCTCCATTCGTCGCCCTGTTCCCTGATAATAACACCGTATTCAGGTATCACATGTTTACGTGGAATCAGCTCAACGTCTTTATACCGTATCTTTCCGTCAACGGTTACAACATCACCCAACTGGATGAGCGAATGCCCCCAGTACCGGCTATCCAAGATATAGCCTGTTAAGTCTTTGAACCATCCGGTTTCAAATAGCTTGGTTGCTTCTTCGTTCTCTTTTTCTTTGGCATCTACCAGTTTGAAACTTTTTTTCAAAACAAAGCCTTTGCGTTGGCCGACACAGCCGGTCAGGTGTAAATCCGCATCTACATCCGTGTAAATATCATATAGAGGGCCGCGGCGCGGATTTTCTATGTTCAACGCCATTTGCCACGCTTGCCGCCAATTTTTCAAGTCTTTTTGTGTAAGTGCATCCGCTTGTAGCTTCAATTCTACCATCATGGAACTAAGCCGTTTTCGGTCGCTCTCTTTAGCAAGGTTAAACCCACCTACACACAGGTCGTTACTTATGCGATTTTTTTTACCCATTTTACCAAATATAAGTGTTGCTTTTTCCCGAACCCCACTTTACGGGGTTGTTTATATCTTCCTCTCCATCCTCGCCGGTACAGGTTGGCAAATTCGGCGTAACCTTTCCGGCCTGGACTTCTTCCAGCCATTTAACCGCCCGTTCGTAACGTTCTTTTCTTATTTCGCGCCCCATTTTGCCGGGAAGCCATGAGGTAAGATGATACAGCGTTATATCACAGGCGTGCATTACTATGACATCATTGCGATTGTCACCAACGGCCGAAAAAATAAGCCCGGTATCGTACCGGCTACGCAGATAACCGGCAATTTCCTCAATAGCCATTTTTTCGGCTTTTTCGCGCTTTTCCGGCGTGCTTTGTGAAAAGATTGTCAACGCATCCGCCGAAGCCACGATATAGTCGTTTTCAGTCAGGAACATAGGCTATGCGGTTATAAGGATTGCCCGTTTTTCCAAGTCCTGAATAGTCGTGCCTTTCTTGAATACACGTCTTTGTATCAGGTTCTTTAATTCCTGCTTGGAATAGACTTTGGGAACACCGGCCACCATTAAAACGATGTACTTGCGTTTGCTCGCTTCCGATAATTCTTTTGCCATCTTAACGGCTCTTTTTACTCTGTAATTCAGAATGATTTCTTTGAATAACTTAATCATATTACCATGAATTTTTAGGGCTTTGGCGCATACCAAAGCTGGGTTGATACTCTTGTATTCTTGTGTATTTTTGAAGGATATAAATAGCCCCTTCGTCGGCATCCGGTGCATCGTCGTGTGTCCGGCTTCCTTTTTCGATTGAAAGGGTTTGTTCTATCCCGGCCAACATATCAGGATCATTTTGCAGCTTTTCATTGTAGAAGACAAAGCCGCGCTCCCACAGTGGCGAAACGGCTTCAATACGGGCGAATTTATCGGGCTTTTTACGCTTGTCTGCCTGTATAGGTAATTGATAACCCCGTAGCTTTCCTTCCGTTGTAAATTCATCCAAAAGAATGTCTTGAAGGAAATTAGCCTCTATGTAGTATTCGCATATCACGCCTTCCGGCATACGCTCGTGGAGATCGTAGAACCAGCGCACCATTTCGCTAACCGAACATTGCCGGACAAAGGCGGCTATGTGGTGCAACTCTGTTCCGATCTTTCCCCAAACCTTAATCGCCTTATAGTCGTTTTGCGTGCTGCCTTTAAAGGATGGATCGCAATAAGCCACAATCTTTTCGTATCGGTCAAGTGAAAACATTTTCTTCCAGCGAATCCAGTCTTTACGAAATACCGTCCCTTCTTTGATAGGATTGTTCATGTATTCCTTTTCAAAGGCCCGGTAGCCCATAAATTCGCGTTTGGCCTGAATGCGCTGCATAGTCCAGTATTCGGGCCACGACGGTTTGCCTTTTTTATCCAATACGTCCACCTGACTGACGAATACACCTTTTGACGCGGCTATATTAGCCAATACGCTGCACTTACTGATAAGATTACCAACCATGATAAAACGGCCGCCTTCCGCCCCGAAAGCCCCGAACAAGGCTTCTTTCACCCATTCGGTTATCTTTCTGACACGGGTATCGTTTTCGCACAATTCGTCGTCGTCCAAGTCGTCAATGACTATGTAGTCCGGGCGGCGGTTTCTATATCTTAGACCGCGCGGAGATTGCCCACGCCCACGGGCAAAGAAGGCGATCCCGGTGCTGGTGACAAATTCGCCATCCTGCCAGTTTCCCGAATTGTATTGCGGCCCGAAGTCGTGAATGTACCGTTTGTTATATTGCAATTCGGCTTGTATATCACCCAGCAAAGTTTGTGCGCTATCTTCGGACTTTCCGACCAATACCATGACGTTGATTTGCCGTTGTTTTTGGCACATTAGCCACATGGGTATCATTACGTCCATGTGGGTAGATTTGGCGTGGCCGCGTGCCCACTTGAATACGGCTTTTATATCCCTGTTTTGAAGTATCTTTTTTGCCGCTTCAATATGGAACTTTGCCGACGGTGTTACTTCCCCGGTTACTTTGTCCGTGCAATAATGCGGATAGTAGTATTCCACGAAATAGGCATAATCTTTCCGGGCGCGTTCAATACGTTCTAATTGCGCAGCTTTCGTTTCAGCTACGTTGATGGTGGACATATTTTGTATCGTTTCCGACAACTGTTTCCACCTCTCTTGCGCTTGTTTTAATGTATTCCCGGTCATTTAAGCGAATTTGTTTTTGCCTACCTGTTCACTCAGAAATATATCTTGGTAGCGGTTCATGGTTTTAATCAGGTCGGTTGTAAGTTCCTTGTCTATCCCAGAACGAACCACCAGCCATTCGTTGTAGGCGGTCAATACTTCATAAATAGTAATGGCATTGGTTTGCTTGTCTATCTTTTCGATGGACGCGGCCAACTTCGACATCTCATCAAAGGACATTTTCCCTTCTTCCAACTTCTTGTTAGCCTCCTGCATCATTTTAGTAATGATTTCTTTCCGGGTGATGGTTTTCGCCACGCGCATAGTGTCCCAACCGCCATCGGCTACCCACTTGTTAATCGTTACGCGGCTAACCCCTACCTTTTCGGCCACAAGTTTTTGTGTTTCGCCATTCAGGTAGTACATGCGTGCCAATTCCTTACTTTTTTCCAATTCCTTTTTAGACATGATTATCGCTTTACTTTTTGGCAAAATTGTAAAGTATAGGTGGGCGAGGCAATTAAGGGTGAAACGCTTTCCATCTATTATAAAATGCTTTCATACAAGCGCGTAACGGTTACACACTTTTTTGTGCGGACTATTTTAGGGGGTTATGTTTGCACCGGATAAAGCGCAGAAATGCAGTAATAAAAACGATGTAACATGTAGTAAATGGCAAAGCGAATAATTATAAGTGATGAGTCCGTAAACTGTTACGGAACGTGGGTTAAAACCGATGGCGTTGATATTTCGCAATACGAACGCAATCCTGTGTTGTTGTGGATGCACTGGCGCGGTGTTATTATCGGCTGCATCAAAGATATAAAAAAGGAAGGCGATAAAATCACCGGCGAACCTTACTTTGATGAAGTACGCGATGAAAGTAAACTTGCAAAGCAGCAATGGGATAAGGGTACGTTAAAAATGGCTTCCGCTAATTTTGAGGTAACAGAAACCAGCGACGCGCCGGAACTGATAAAGCCGGGCCAATACCGGGCTACTGCCACACGAAGCAAGCTCATTGAAATAAGTATGGTTGACATCGGCGGAAATGACAACGCTTTGCCGCTGGTACTCACTTTCAAAGGTCAGGAACTAAAACTGGCGGCCGGTGAAAATTCGGACGGTCTGCCATTACTCACTAATAACAACAATCAAAAAGACGAAGAAAAGATGGATTACAAAGCTATCGCCCTGAAATTGGGGTTGCCGGAAACGGCCGGAGAAAATGAAATTCTTTCTTCTATTGAAGTGCTGAACGGCTATAAATTGGCTAACCAGCAATTACAACAGGAGAAAGAACAAATGCAGTTGTCTGCCATTACGCAAGCGGTAAAAGAAGCCACAGGCAAACGCTTGATTATGCCGGAAAAGGAAGCGCATTTTATCGAATTGGGTAAAAAGGTAGGTATTGAAAGTCTTAAGTTGACTTTTGATTCCATGACACCGATACAAAAGCCGATGAATTTGATAAACCAGCCCGGCGGTTCCGGTTCTATGGCTTTAGACTGGAAAAAACTGTCTGATGTTCCGGCGGATCAGATGGCAAATTTAAAAGAAAATGACAAAAATACCTATATGAAGCTGTTTAAGGCCGAATATGGTGTGGATTGTCCCAACTACTAATTTTAAAACAGGTAAAAATGAAAACAGGATTTAAACTCTTTTCCCGGTTGCTTATTAATGCAATGATGGGGCTTTTTCTTGCCGTTGCAATGGGTGTTCCGGCTTCTGCCGGTGCGGCGGTCGTCGTAGGTGCGTCGATTGTTTCGGGCAACTTTCTGCCGAATGGTTCGGCTTGTGCCGGTGTATATACGGAAATTTGGACGGGTGAATTAATTAAGAAATTGCGTGCCGGAATTACGGCTACATGGCTGGATGGTATTCCCGACTATTCCGATAAAGCCGAAAACGATATTATTCACCTTATCGACGTGGGCGGTGATCCTGACGTTTTGATTAACAATACAACTTATCCTATTCCTATCCAAGATTTGGAAGATGGCGACGTTGCTATCAGTCTGGATAAATACCAAACAAAGGCTACCCGTGTCACGGATGATGAACTTTATGCCTGTTCTTATGATAAGATGGCAAGCCACAAAGAACGTCACGGTGAAGCTATCCTGGTGAACAAGTTCAAGAAGGCAATTCATGCCCTTGCGCCTCAAAAAGATTCTGCTTTGACACCGGTAGTTCTTACCACCGGGGCAAACGATAACGGTCGTCGCAGGATTACGACAAAGGACATTATCGCGTTGAAAGATAAATTTGATAAGATGGAAATTCCGACCGAAGGCCGTCGGCTTGTGTTGTGTACAGACCATGTGAACGACCTTTTACTCGTGGATCAGAAATTCAAAGACCAGTATTACAATTATACGTCCGGCAAGATAGCCAACCTGTACGGCTTTGAAGTTTACGAGTTTGTCAGCTGCCCGTCATTCACCACTAACGGAGTAAAAAAGAAATTCGGAGAAACAGCTTTGGATGGCACATGTCAGGCTTCGGTCGCTTTCTATGTAAAACGCATGTTCAAGGCTTCAGGTAAGACGAAGATGTACTATTCGGAAGCGGTAAAAAGTCCGACAACACAAGAAAATCTGATTAACTTCCGTCATTATTTTATCGTACTGCCGAAAAAGATGGAAGCTATCGGCGCGATTGCCAGTTCGGCTTATGTGCCTGAAATATCAGTTACCCCGAAAACAATCGCTTACCCGGTTAACGGTGGAACAAAGCAATTTGCGGTAAGCGCTTCGTCTGACTACGCATATACAGAACCGGAAGGCTTTAAGGTTGTAAAACAGGATAAAGTTTTATTGGTAACTGCTTTGGATAATTCGGCCGGTGACGCCGCAAAAGAAGGCGTTATTACCCTGACGCTTGCCGAAGATGTGACAAAAACCGCTACAATCACTTTAACCCAGCCTAAAGCATGACGCGCGGATTAAGAAACAATAACCCCGGCAATCTCCGTTTGTCGAAAGACAAATGGCAGGGGCTTCGGGCGGTGCAGACGGACAAGGCGTTTTTCCAGTTTGAGACAATGGCACATGGTTATCGTGCCCTGATCCGTACTTTGCAGAACTATCGCAAATTACACAAATGCCAGACGATAGCGGATTTTATCAACCGCTATGCTCCAAAGATAGAGAATAACACCACCGGATATATACAAAGAGTTTGCCGCGAAATGCAAGTGCCAACAACCTATGTGCCGGATGTGAACGACAAAGCGACCATGTGCAACTTTGCGGCGGCTATCAGTCAGGTGGAAAACGGCGTTCCCGCCGTCATGGCTGACGTGTATTCCGGTTGGGAGTTGCTGAACAAATAACCTAAGAAGTCAGGATGGAATTGTCTGAAATAATATCGCTGGTAGCCGCAATCATATCCGCACCGTTAAGCGCGTGGCTTACGGCTGTACTGCTACGCAGGAAGTACGACGCAGAAGTCGACGGACTCCGGGCGCAAGTGGAAGCCTCCAAGACGGACACACGCGGCGACGAACTGGATAATGTTAAAAAGGCAATGGCCATCCTGATGGAACAGGTGGTCGAACCGTTAAAAAAGGAGATTTATGCGATACGAAAAGAATTGGAACGGCTTCGCCGGGCTGTTGAAAAAGTCAATACCTGCCCTCACGCTGATACTTCTTGTCCTGTACGTGACGAGTTGCGGTGGGCTGAAAAATGCGAAGGGCACGCCCGCGAACCCACCGGCTAATATAGTAACGGAACGCCTTGTGCCTGTTTACCTGTCTCCTGATTCGGCGCTTCTAACGGCCTTGTTTGAATGTGACAGCAGTAATCAGGTTGTAATGAAGGCTTATAACGAATTGAAAAGTGCAGGGGTTGAAAGCGGTCTTTCTTTTGATAACGGAAAGCTGGACTACAAGGCGAACGTCAAGCATGACACGATTTATATACCGGCAAAGGATTCTATTATTTACGTGCCTAAACCTGTGCCCGGTGAAACGGTCTATATCAACCGGCTTACATGGTGGCAACAGGCTCAAATTTACCTTTGCCGATTGCTTGCGGTTGTCCTTTTGATTAAATATCTGCCTTCAATTTGGAAGGTTATTTTAAAACTAATAAAACGTCGTTAGAATGGCAAAAGAAAAGCGTACAGAAGAAACCCCGGTTACCGTACCGGCTAATGAACCTGCCTTTTTGGCACAATACCGGGAAGCCTACCCGGATAGTTTAAACTTTCATGTTACCGGTGACAACATGGTTTTTCTCGGACATGAACGTGATAAGGCCGTTTCCCATCAAAAGAAATGTGGAAAGGGTGAATTAAAAACCTATTAAACAACAGAATATGAGTTTACCAAATGTAAATATTACGCTGGGTAACGGTAACATCGGTACTGTAACCCTTTCGGATGATGGCATTTCCGGATTGATTTTAACCGGAACGGCCGTGGAAGGAAAGCTCGCTCTTAACAAAGTGTATGTACTTTCTTCCAGCAACGACCTTGCAAAGCTGGGTATCAACAAAGAAACCAACCCTTTAGTCTATAAAGACGTGTCGGCCTTTTATGCGGCCGCCGGTGATGGTGCGGAACTTCATTTGCTGGTAGTCAGTGAGGCTACCACATTGACACAGATTTGTTCCACCGAAGCCGGATCGCCTCTGCAAACATTGATAGATTCCGCGGCCGGACGTATCCGTCTTGTCGGCGTGAACCGTAATGCCCCCGCTTCTTATACGCCCACACTTGAAAAGTGCATTGACAAAGATGTGATTACCGCCATTACCGCGGCCCAATCTGTCGTTAAAGCGTACATGGAGAAAATAGCCCCGTTTGTGGTATTGATTCCCGCTATCGGTTGGAGTGGTGAAACGGATAATCTTTACCAGCCGCGCGAAGGATCGCAAAATAGCGTTAGTGTCGTACTGGCTTCTGACGGCCTTTATGGTGGCAGCAAATTGTATTCCGCTGCAATCGGTCAAGTTCTCGGACGTGCCGCCACCTGCCCGGTCAATATTTCTATCGGTCGCGTGAAAGACGGTAATATTGCTGCCGATGGTTATCTGACGGACGGAAAAAAGCCGGAAGAGGATTACGCTCTTTGGAATATTCTTCATGATGCCGGCTATATATTTTATCGCACCTATATTGGCAAAAATGGTTATTACCTGAATGATGATGCGACGGCCGTTGCTTCCACAGATGATTATCACCGGTTATGTCTTATCCGGGTTATTCAGAAAGCCGTTGTTATCTGTTATAAGACATATATTGACGAAATTCTGGATAGCATCATGGTTGATGCCGATACCGGCCAGTTGTCGCAACCTGTCTGCAAGTCTTTCGAGCAATCAATCATCCGTTCCATTAATACGGATATGGACGGCGAGATAAGCGGCTTTAAGGCTTATATCAACCCGGCCCAGAATTTGATTTCTACCGGCTCCCTGAAGGTTCAATGTAAGATTGTGCCTACTGCGCTGCTGAAAGAGATAGATGTGGATTTGTCATTTAGTAACCCCTATAATACAAGTGAATAGATATGTTTAATTCAAAAGAATATGCTTGGATTGACGTAAAACTCGTCATGTTGGGCAAGGAAGTAACCGGGCTTCGCGGTATTGAGTACAAGATGAAAAGGCAAAAAGAATGTCTTTTCGCAACCGGGAAAAAGGCCCGCGGCATTCAATTGGGCAAAAAGGAGTATGAAGGTACTATTACGCTTCTCCAGTCTGAACTGATAGCCTTACAGGCTGCTGCAAAGGCAAAAGGGCATGATGATATTACCGATTTGGAATTTGACGCTATTGTGTCTTATCTGCCTGAAAGCGGAGTTATCCAAACGGACAAGATTATCAACCTTTCCATAACGGAAGCCCCATACGCAATTAAAGAAGGTGATTTGCAGCAGGAACATGCTTTGCCCTTTATTGCCTGTGACATGGAACCGAATGTAATTTAATAAACTTAAAAACGATGAACGAAGAAAACAAAGCAACAGTCGAACAGATTGAGGAATGGAAAAAGAAACACGGCGATGTGTTTCAGGTAACAGTTGAAGGAAAAACGGCTTACCTGCATAAGCCCGACCGTAAGGCTCTCGGTGCGGCCGCGGTCATTGGCAAGTCCGATCCGATGAAGTATAACGAAATACTTCTGAACAACTGTTGGATTGCCGGTGACGAAGAAATAAAGAAAGACGACGCCTTATTTTTGGGCGTATCTGCAAAATTGGCCGACCTTGTCGAAGTGAAAGAGGCCGAACTAAAAAAATTATAAGCCGAACAAACGTAGCAGAGAAGCCCGGATGGATGTTTTTAGCCGATACCCTTATCCGGGCTTATCTGCACATGAACCCCGAAGAACTTACGGATGAAGAATGGGCGCATCAAACAGCGATGGCCGAATGGGTGAAACAGGATTTAATAACTAATTTATGGCGAACAAAATAGAATACATATTTTCCCTGCAGGATAAGATTTCCGCTAAATTGGGCGGCATTACTGCCACGTCCGATAAAACGATAACGGCTCTTACCGGTGTACGCGAAAAAGTTTCTTCCGTCGATGCCGTATGCAAAGATACGGGTAAGACTATCGGTTCGCTTAAAATGAAAGTCGATGCCCTTCAATCTGAAAAGGAATGGATACCGGCGGATAATTTGCCAGCGATCCGGGAATACAACAAAGAGATTTCCCGGTTGACAAAAGAGATTGATGCACTGGAAACGGCCAGCGGCGGCGGTAAATTTAAGAAATGGGCCTCTGATGCTTTCGATGCCATACCGGGCGCAGGCCTTATCAAAAATCCGCTTGTTACCGGAATGGCCGCTTTAGGTTTCGCCGGTAAGGCCGGAATGAATTTGGATGAAGGACTGGCGCAGGTAAATATTACCGCACGGCTTGATGAAGCCGGGTTGTCCGATTTGAAAGACAAACTTAAAAAGATTGCAAAGGATAACAAAACGGACGTTGTACTTTCCCCGGTAGGTTTCGAGCAAATAAACTCACAGTTGAACGATGTTGATTTGTCGCTGTCTATTTTGGACGCTTCATTGAAAGGTAGCAAGGCCGGGTTTACGGATGTAAAAACTGTGTCTTCTGCTTTGGCTCAATCTTTATCTATCATAGGTAAAGAGAATGCCAGCGCACAGGAGGTTCTTGATACTTTTTTCGCGGCGAAACGTGTCGGGGCTGGCGAATTTGCCGACTTTGCCCGTTATATGCCGAACCTTATTGCCGGTGCTTCAAATATGGGTATTGCCTATAAAGAGGTTGCCGGTACGTTCGCCTATATGACCGGAAAAGGGCAGTCGGCGGAACGTGCCGCCGTCCTGATGGAAAATGCTTTTTCTGTTTTGGGGCGTGGTGAGGTTCGCGACAAATTGGCAAAGTCCGGTGTGAATGTGTTTGATGAAGCCGGAAAAATAAGAAGTCTTGTCGATATTTTCGGAGAGTTGCAAGGTGTTATGGGCGACATGAACGATGAACAAAAGTCTTCATTCCTCGAAAAAATCGGTTTGGTGGATAAGGAAGCTAAAAACGCATTCGCCATTTTAACTTCGGATATTACCAAATATAACGAGTCAATGCACGATGTAACTAATTCGTCCGGCGAAACTGACGCGGCTTTGGAGTTTTCAAAGAATAGTGTACAACAGGCGACCGAAGTTTGGAACAAGTTTAAAAACATGGGTGCGCAAGTCGGTGAAATAATCCTGCCGGTTATATGTGCCGGTCTAAATGTTGCCGATGTTGTATTGTCCGCCGTTTCCTTTACGCTTGATACGGTTGTCGGGTTCTTTGGTTCTTGGTATTCTTTACTTTCAGAAGGCAATCCGCTTGTAGTCGGTTTAACGGCCGCTTTGGGCTTCTACACTGTCGCAATGGGTGCGAACTATGCGATTACGCAAAAGGCTGTAATTATAGGCGGTATTAAAAAGGTACTGGATATTGCACAAACTGCCGCTACATGGGGGTTAACGACCGCACAGTGGGCGTTAAATGCCGCATTCTACGCTTCACCTTTGGGTTGGATTGCGCTTGCTATTGGTGCGGTTATTGCGGCCGTAACATATTGCTGGCAAAAATTTGAAGGCTTCCGGGTTGCGGTTCTTGGCGTGTGGGGTGTGATAAAAGAATTTGGGGCTACTTTACTGAATAGCATTGTTAAGCCCTTTAAACAAGTTCTAAGCGGTATCGGTGGTGTTTGTTCGGCTATCGTTAATCTTGTAAAAGGAAACTTCAAGGAAGCGGCCGCCGCGGCCAAAGATGGTTTCAAAAATATCGGCGAAGGTGTGGTAGGGGTTAATCCTGTGTCTGTTTTATACAACACCGCTAAAGATGGCAACTATTCGGAAGCATGGGAAAAAGGCAAACAGGCTGGACATGATAGTTGGGCGGCATCCCAGCAAAAAACGGATGATGTATCAGCGATGGATAAACTTATACCTGATCCGAAGCCGTTGCCACAAACTAATAATGTTCCGGGCACGAACTTTAACGCCCTGATGGCTAAGTTGGGGAAGGATAAGAAGGGTACGAAGGCTAAGAAAGTTATCAAACTCGACGATAACGCGAAAAATCTGAATGAAACCGATGCTTATACTGCTGTTACCCGGAAGATGGCCCCTCTTAGCGTCAGTCTGAAACCTACGGAAGTAAAAGAACAGGTCGCAAATAAGGTTTTACCGGTCGGCAATACCATTGACGCAAAAGCAGCTTTTACGGCAAAGGCGGATGATAGAACACAAAGCTACGAGCCTGAAAAGGATAATTATCTTTCTGACATTATGCACAATGTACGAAAGATTGCCGCCGCTATCATGTTGCCGGTAACTGTTAGTCTGTCTGCACCTGATGTAAAGGCGGTTGAACCTGTTGTTCCTGTTATTAATTTAGATGCACCGGCATTAGCTATGCAAATGCCGACGGCTTCACGCCCTGAAACAACCGCCCCGGTAGCAAACGTTCCCCAACCGGTAAGCCCGGATGTTCAGGTAGTCAGCCCGGCGGTAAGTATTCCGGCGTTCCCGGCCATACCAACCCCGGCCGCACCAGTTGTTGATGTGCCTACCCCGGTGGCGAATGTTCCCCAGCCGGTAAGCCCGGATGTTCAGGTAGCCAGCCCGGCGGTAAGTGTTCCGGCATTCCCGGCCATACCAACCCCGGCCGCGCCGGTTGTTGATGTACCTACCCCGGTAGCAAACGTTCCCCAGCCGGTAAGCCCGGATGTTCAGGTAGCCAGCCCGGCGGTAAATGTACCGGCGTTCCCGGCCATACCAACCCCAGCCGCACCCGTTGTGGATGTGGTCGCCCCATCGGTGGATATACCTGTTCCCGAAATGCCGGAAATAAGTTCACCGGACACGTTGGGGGCTTTCTCCATGCCTGAGAAGGTTACGGAAAAAAACAACTTTGTTTCTGAAAGCACTACCAGCACTGTGAAGGAAACCGGTAAAACGGTACATGTTGAAAAGGTTTGTGATAGTGTGGTTATCCACGTACAAAATACAGATAATAAAGGAAGTGAAACCATACGCGCTGAAATATTGCGTGTATTAAATGAATTGGCAGAAGGATGAGCAGTTTTAATTTAGGCGACATATTGGCAAATGTTATCGGTTATAAAGGCTTCCCGTATCTCGGCGGCTTCTTTCCTGACAAACCGGCCAAATATCAGGGTTCAGGCTATGACTATCCGGGCGAACCCGCTTCCGAAAAAACTTATTCGGATTTGGGTAGCGTCTTGCGCAAGAAAGACGCACAAGGCCGCTGGTACTTTATGCCGGTTGTGTTTGAATACAAAGGGACGGAATACGAAATACCTAATTCGGTCATTTCCATAAACGGCAAAAAAACAATTGTAGAAACCCCGATGGTTGGCCGCAAGGGTACGGTTAAGGAACTGATTTCCGTTGATGATTACGAAATAAACATTGCCGGTGTCGCTTTGGATATTGACTTCCCGGATCAGCAGATTGCAAAGCTGAATGAACTTTATAATATCAACGAATCAATTACATTGAAATGTGCCCTTACTGATATTTTTTTAGAGGAAGAAGATAAGGTGGTTATAAAAAGTATTGATTTTCAGGAAATGCGCGGATGTGAAACGGCGCAAGTTTTCAAAATGAATTTGGTTACAGATAGAAGTTTTGAATTAATACTCGAATGATATGTTTGTATTGTGCTGTGAAATAAAAGTGGGTGGCGTTTCCTTTAAAAGCGTCCACGACGTGGAGATAAAGCGAAGTATTTATAACCTTGCCGGGGTGGCTGTTATAAAAGTCCCTGTTACCGCTGTGCTCAAACATGCCGGTGAACCGCCTACGCATATTGAAACCGCACAGGCCATCAAAGTAGGTGATAAGGTAGAAATAAAACTGGGGTATGACAATACGTTGAACACGGAATTTGTCGGCTATGTAAAACGGCTCAATTACAAAGTTCCGCTTGAAATAGAATGCGAGGACGAATATTATAAACTGCGCTTTGTGAACTGTGTTTTCAGCAAAAAGGAAACATCGTTAAAAGAGTGTTTGAACGCCATTCTAACGGGTGTTTCATTTGGCAATGTAATAGACCTTACTTTAAAGAACTTCGTTGTGAATAACAAGCCCGGTTCCTGGGTGCTTGGCTATTTGAAAAAGGAATACGGCCTGATCGCCTACTTTGATATAAATGGAAAGTTGTACGTTGGCAAGGCCCATGACGTGAAGGGGGAAACGGTCAAGTACGTCCTACGAGAAAATGTTATCAGTGACGACGAACTAAAGTATCAGCTTGCGGAAGATGTAAAGTTGAAAGTAAAGGCTGTTTGCTATTATAAGGACGGTACAAAGATAGAAGGCGAATTGGGTGAAGATGGCGGCGAACAACGGACGTTCTACTACTATGACGTAAAGGATGCCGGGGAATTGAAAGCACTTGCACAGGAAGAATTAAAACGATATTCTTTTGATGGCTACCGGGGCAAGGTTAAAACATTCCTTTTTCCCTATGCCTTGCCGGGCATGGTAGCAAATTTAGAGGACAAAGTATATAACGAGCGAAGCGGTGATTATTTTATAGAGGCGGTCGATGTCTTATTCGGCATGTCCGGTACTCGCCGCATCGTTGAAATAGGTATCAAGGCATGAGCAAGGAGATAGACGAAATACGGCGTAAGTTCCAAAGCAGCTTCAGCAGAGATGGCGACGCGGTTTTCCCTGCCGTCGTTACCGAAGTGAACGAAGAGGAATTTACCTGCACGGTCAAACGTGATGAACAGGTTGATTACTTCGATGTACGTTTAAGAGGGCTTGTTAAAGCCGAATTGCAGGGTTTCGCCTTCATCCCCAAACTGGAAAGTATCGTGTTGGTTGCCCGGATAGGAAAAAGCAACGAACTGTTTGTCTGCCAGTTTACCGAAATAGACAAGGTTGTTTTCACGGATAATGATTTGGAATTAAAAATTGACTTGGAGAACATCGACATAAAAAAGGGTGAAAAGATAACCATTCATGTAGATGCTGAAAAATTGGAGGTTGTGAATGATAAGGCGAAGGTGACACATGAGGCGGAAGCCTTGACGCTTCTGTCGGATCAGGCAACCATAAAGATAACGACGGGCGGCCTTACTTTAAAGAAAGGCGATTCCGGTTTAAAAAAGACTTTGGATAAAATGTTGGACGGTATATGCCAGCTTACCGTTCCGACTGCCGTAGGGCCTTCGGGTGTTCCGATAAACGCCGCTACGTTCCAGCAAATAAAAGCTGACTTACCTAATTATTTGGAGGGTTAAACTATGCCATTGAACAAAGCAGCTATCAAGGGAGAAGTAAAAAGCGCGTTTACGCAGGTGATGGATCAGCAGGGCGATGACCGGGAAGGGGCTATCGACAAGGTCGCGGATAAGATTGCGGATGCTATCGTAAACGCAATAAAAAGTACTCAAATAACCTATTCCGCCGGGCTTGTTTCCCCGATGGGTGCGGTTACGGGGACTTTTAACTACACAATATCGTAGGCATGAGAGACTATAAACAAACGGAAACGGGTGACCTTGACTTTGTTTCAGGCGATTTGCAGATTACGGAAAGCACCTGCCAGCACCAGCGTGATTTGCTCCTGTCTGACAAGGGACATATCCGGGACAAGGCCGAAGCCGGTGTGGGGGCTGTCAATTACCTTTTAGGCAATGAACCGGAAGCCTTTTTGCGTGCCACACGCAAAGAGTTTGCCGCCGATGGCATGAAAGTTCGTAAGGTGTCCTTTTCCACGCATGGCAATGATTTAGAAACCGACGCAAGTTATGAAAACGATTAAGGTTAAAGACAATCAAATATTGCTGGATATAGCCCTGCAATATTACGGCACGGCTGAAGCAATCGCGGAGATACTGGCGAACAATCCCGGTATAAAGAACGATCCGCAAGCCCTTGTTGATTCCGGTCGCCCGTTAGGCAGTTTCTACCCGGACGCAAAACTGGAAGTTGGCTCTTCTTTACTGATAGATGATGATAGCCGCCGGATAAAAAAGACGGTTGTCAAAAAGATAGAAAATGATGTAACAACCTATATGACGGAACAATGGCAAGAACGATTGAACAAATAAAAGAAAGTATTACCGGAAAGTTGAAAGCAAGTTTCGACCTTTCCAGTTCAGCGGCCGCCGAGTGGCGTTTGTGGGTTCACTGTGTCGCCTATGCTATTTATATGTTTGAAATAGTGTTGGACACTTTCAAAGCAGAAATGGATGCCGATGCAAAAAAAGAAGTTGCCGGGACGCTTACTTGGTATAATGACAAGTGTTATGAATTTCAGATGGGGCACGAACTTATATTTAACACTGCGTCCGGCTTACTGGAATATAATACAGCGGACGAAACAGCCCGTGTTATCAAAATTGCCTCTGTCAATGTGGCGGCTGACGGGACTATCTTTTTCCGCGTTGCGACCAATAACGAAGACGGAAAGATAGTGCCGCTGTCAAGTAACCAGTTATTGAATTTTAAGAACTATATCGACGCTATCAAGTTTGCCGGTACAAAGTCCACGGTTATTTCTACCGATGCGGACGAAGTACGTTACCAGTTGACCGTTTATTATAATCCGGCTAATCCGGTAGAAACGGTTCGTCTTGCCGTTCTTGACGCGCTGGAAGTTTTTAAAACCTCCCAAAAGTTTGGCGGCGTTATCTACCGGCATAAATTGCTTGAAGCGGTTACTTCAACCGAAGGCGTTGTTACGGCCAAACTTACCGGGCTGGCCCGGAAGGGGACGGAAGATGCCGAATTTATCGACATCGATACGCTGGCTTATCTTCATGCCGGTTATTACAACTATACGGAAGATAGCACGCTAACCCTAATATCCATTAACGACATATAGCCATGAACATAGTATTAAACTTTAAGGAACTGATACGGCAATACGTCGCTCCCTACCGGCGCGGTTCTAACCGGCTTAAATGGTTGTGGGGGCTTGTGGATTTGCAGGGTGTGTATGACACGTTTTCCGCGTGGCGTGATTATTACCGGTATAAGGTGCATGTAACCAGCCAACACAAGGCTTTACAAGGCCACTTGAATAAAACCTTCGGCGGTGGTATCATTGTAAAAAGCTATAACGACCAGTTTTTGGATATTGGCCTGAATAGCGAACCGGCCCACTGGGTAATCTTTGAACCTATGCAGGAAATTGCATTGGAAGGCGAAGGCGGACAAAGTTTTATTGATGTTGATTTTATTGTTTACGCCCCTGAAGGAATAGACCGGAATTTGCTTTCTGCTGAAATTGAAAAGTATAAACTGGCTGACAAAGCCTATAAAATAGTAACAAGAAAATGAAACGACACGTACAATTCCCCGGCATACGGAAATGGTCGGGCGATGATTTGATGGAGTTGCAGGGTGAAGGACTTTCGATTGCCGACCGTTTCTTTTCCCAATATGGCAACTGTGTGATTTGCGGCTGTTCCGTATCGGAAGACAAGATTTCTGCCGGGCTGGTAACGATTGGCGGAATAGTAATGCCCTTTGAGGGTGTTAGCGGTATAGAGGTATTCCCGGTTTATTTGGTTAAGGACGAAAAGCACGTCCAGCGTGAGTATGCCGATGATGTTGTTCGCGACATAGCGGTAGAATATTATGCCAAAAAGGTGCAGGATAAGCCAACAGGTGACTATATAGAGGTTTCAAAATCCGGTGCGCCATTCTTCTTTGATAATATAAAATCCACGTGGCTGACGGACGTACTAAAACAGTTGAAAGATTTGGCACAAAACGATGTGGATATATGGGCCGCAATCAAGGTGATACAGAAAGGAGATACGGCGACCGGTGACCGGCTATTGAAATTGGAAAAAAAGATGCCTTCATTCCTGGATCATTCGCCAACGGTGGACGACGACAATTTCGATATAGGCGTAGAGGTTTGGACGGTTGCCGCCAATGGGGCGAAAACTTTTTGGAAGTGTCACGATAACGCCAAAGGGGCGGCTGTATGGAAACCCAGCGGCGAAGGTGGCGGCGGTAGTGGCAGTTACGGTGGTGCGGTCTATTTGGCCGGACAAACAGATTTTTCAAAAGCAAGCATACTAATTAAACAAGGATATTTACAATGAGCGAAACATCAACAACAGGTGCATACGTGTACCAACAGATCGTAAAAACGACGGCACAGTGGGCCGCAGATACAAACATTATTCCCGAAAATGTATGGTTGTTTGAACGCCGTCCAGACGGCAAGATTGTAACCAAACTATCCGACGGCCTTCGTCCGTATAGTAGGTTGGACGAATATGGCCTTAGCGCATGGGACGCGGCCCAACTTGGCGGCTACAAGGGTACAAAAGAGGAGTTTTACGCTTCTCTGGGTAAAATTGATGAAAAGGTCGAAACGGTTCAAAATTTGGTTGCTTCATTGGATGGAAAGTTTGCCGAAACCCCTACATTGCTTGCTAAACCAACGGAAACCACCCTGACATACAAGTCGGGGGAAGCTACCCGTAGTTTTGCAATCGGTCAGCAATGCCGCGTATATGACACGGAAAATAAGAAGTATGTATTTTACCAATTGTACGATATTACGGCAGAAAACAAGGCGGATTGGCAAATTGCCGGTAGTGACGGTTCCGCCTTTTCCGAAACGGTTAAAATTACACTTTCCAGCAATCAGGGCGTAGGTGATGCAGCCTTAAACGGTGTTGTTATAACTATTAAGTATTCAGGATCACAAACCGATCTTGTTTGGGCTGGTGCTGAACTATCCGCAACTATCCCTATGAGTGTAGAATATCAGGTTATTTGCGGTGATGCTTCCGGGTATTTATCCCCCGAAACACAAACTTATTTGGCGGTAGGCGGCAATAAAAGACAAATAGGTCTTGTATATTCAACTGAAAAAGTAACGGCTAATGTATCAACGAATGATGGCGCGGATTGTTCGGCCCGGACGGTTCAGGTTATCAATACCGCAAATTCTCAAATAGTGGGTAGTGGTAGCGGTTCTTCGGTAGTCATAAAAGTGCCGTTCGGTATCAGTTATAAAGTAAAGGTTGATAACTTCCCCGGTTATCTGACACCACAGGAACAAACCTACACGGCAAATTCCGCTACCCGTTCCGTTTCTTTCCAATATGAAAAGATTGTTGATGCTTCGATTGTCTTCGATAAGTCTATCAGTGATCCGTCGAATATTACAGGCGAAATAAATAGCGGTGTTCTTGCCACTATTCTATCTAAATTCCGTCGTTGTCTGTGTAAAAAGACTGCCGACGGTCAAGTTACTATCGCCTACTTGAAAGATACAGATAGCAATTATTATGAAGATGGTACAGCGGCCCAATTAAACGGGAATGAAGGGGATGTTATGGTTGATTTCCCCGAATTTTACTACAAACACGAAAAGATAGACGCAAACAAATTTCGTTATCGTTTTGCCGAATACAATGTGGACGGGACGTTTAAACATGTTCCGCGTAGTTTGGTAGGGGCTTACAAGGCATATCAAACCGGTGGTAAGCTATACAGTCGTAGCGGTGTTACACCTGCCATAAACACAACCTATGCAAGCTTTGCGAGCTATGCAGCCGCCCGTGGGGCAGGTTATCAATTGATAGACTTTCAGCAACATTGTGTTATCGCTTTTATGCTTTATGCGAAATACGGCAACCGAAATTTGCAGGCGGTTTTAGGTGTTGGCGGCGCAACCTATAACCCTGCTACCACCACCGGCACAACCAATCAGAAAGGCAACCGGGACACAGTGAATGAGACATCCGGCTATGTGAACGGGCTTGGAATTGAAGGCGTTTTCGGCGGCCAGTACGAATGGACGCAAGGCGTATCTATTCAGGATCGTGTTTGGACTATCACCGATCCGGACGGAACAGTGAGGAATGTTAATGCGCATACAGGTGACGGTTGGATAACAAGCGAAGCCGCCGAAACCGGGCCATTTTTCGATATGGTTCCTACCGCCGTCGGCGGTTCTGAGACGACGCATTATTCAGACTATTATTATCAAACATCCGGCGGCCCCTTCTGTTTGCTGCGCTCCTATAGCTCGTCGTACACGTATGGCGGTGTTGCGTGCTCGAGTGCGAATTTCGCCGCGTCGCTCTCGCACACGAATATCGGTTCGCGCCTCGCTTTCAGGGGCGTAGTGCGCGAAGCGCAAAGCGTAAGTGCGTTTAAATCGTTGCCGGTGCTTTGATAGTACCGGCGTAAGCCGGTCGAAAATTTTATAAAATTCTGCAAAATGGCCTGAATTGCTTGAAACTTAGTAATTTTGCAAATGATTTAAAATATGTGTAACTAAAAATGTAATGATTTAAAAAGATGAAGATAAACAGGTAGATTTTCCCGGCCCTTCTGTTTGCTGCGCTCCTATAACTCGTCGAACACGAATGGCGGTGTTGCGTACTCGAATGCGAATAACGCCGCGTCGAACTCGAACACGAATATCGGTTCGCGCCTCATATTCAGGAAAAAGATTTTTGTTATGTGGCTCTTGATGGGGACGTGTTCCCCGAACATTCCACAGGGAAATGCACCTTGCCATCATGGCAAAAAATTAATCAGTCAAAAATGTGTGTGGTAGGTAGAAATATTCGAAGCACATAGATTTCTGAAAGCGATTTTAATATGAAACGATACGGTTATTTAATAGAGCAAGTAATCGAAGAAAGCAATCTTATAGATGCCTTCGACGCTGTGCTTCGCGGAAAGAAGCGCACCCGCACCGTCCGGTATCTGATAAAACACCGGGATAGCTTACTTTCTGAACTTGCCAAAGAAATAGAGGCCGGAACTTACAAGCCTTCCAGGTATCGCGAATTTGAAGTGGTAGAGCACGGAAAAGTTCGTCAGATACAGTCCCTGCCGTTTAAAGACCGTATCGCCCTTCACGCAATAATGAATATTTTAGGTAAGGTTTTCGGCGGTATGTTGATACGTGATACTTATGCCAGTCTTCCGAGGCGTGGAATACACGACGGTTTAAACCGCATTCGAAAGGCATTAAAAGATAAGAAGAACACAACGTACTGTTTGAAAATCGACCTGAAAAAGTTCTATCACTCCGTCGATCAGGACGTGTTAATTGCAATGCTGGGTAGAAAAGTAAAGGATAGCCGGTTTATGGATGTTCTTGTAGGTATTATCCGGAGCTACGACACCGGGTTGCCGATAGGGTATCATTCCAGCCAACTGCTTGGTAACTTCTACCTGTGTGAATTGGATTATTACGTCAAAATGACTTTAGGTGTGAAGTATTATTTCCGTTATTGCGATGATATTGTTATTCTATCTTCATCCAAACAAGAATTACACGCTATACTGGAAAAGATGCGGACTGTTATAGAAGGCCGGCTTCATCTTACTGTTAAGTCAAATTATCAGGTGTTCCCGGTAGAGGCGCGAGGCATTGACTTTTTAGGCTATGTTATCCGACATGATTACGTGTTAGTACGCAAGCACATAAAGGTTCGTGTTGCTCGCAGGTTGCACAAAATTAGAAGTAAGAAACGAAAGTACATTGTTATTGCCTCTTTTTGGGGCTGGATAAAGCATTGTAATGGAACACATTTATTTTTTAAATTAACTGATATGAAAAGTTTTAAAGATTTAGGCGTCGTGTACAAGCCAGCGGACGGAAAGAAGCGTTTCGAGGGCAATCTAACCCCTTTGGGGCAACTCCAAAACTGCAAGATAATGGTTTTGGATTTTGAAACCGATATTAAAACGAAGGAAGGCGAGGGCCGGTATGTAGTTCAATATGAACTCGACGGGCAAAAAGGCAAGTTTATTACAGCTTCGGACGAAATGAAAAACATTCTCGACCAGATAAAGGAGTTGGGCGAACTGCCTTTTGAAACAACCATCCGTCGCGAAACATTCGGAGGTAATAAAACTAAGTATGTATTTTCTTAAGTTAGAATTATGAAACGAATTAAAGGAACAGACGGGGTTGCGCTGGTTGAATGTGTAAACCCTATAACAAACAAATGGCGCGTCCGTTGGGATGTTCAGGCAAACACCGGAACAGACGAAAAGGGCGAACCGGAAACGGGTGTCAATTACATGGAAGAAGAATTTTCATGCAAGCCGACTTTCCCGGAAATAAAAGAGTTGATTACAGGGTGGTTTAACCAGTCGATTGACGGAAAGATTTTATCCGGCTTTGTGTGGAATGATTATCCGGTATGGTTATCTACCGAAAATCAGTTTAACTACAAAGCAGCCTACGACCTTGCCGTACAAACGAATGGAACAACCTTGCCGGTTACTTTTAAATTCGGATTGGACGAAACCCCGGAATACCACGAGTTTAAAACACTTGACGAACTGACTGATTTTTATACCAAGTCGGTAGCGTTTATTCAGGACACGTTGAAAGAAGGCTGGGTGAAAAAAGATTCATTCGACTTTACTGCGTATCAGGAATAACGCTTAAACCTTTTCGGGGGAAGGTGTAAAAAGCCCCCGGCCAGTATATAGATAGACGCCAATCATACTTATATACACAAACGACAGTGCCGCGCGGCCGAGGGCTAATACCTTCTTCCGCGACACTGTTGTTTTTTTATATAAATATGATTGGCATTGCAAATATACGCTAATAAATTCAGTTATGACAGTTTTTGAGATACTTAATTTTAATAAGGAACTATTGCGCCGCCTGATGGCAACAGGGGTTAAGGCGAATGATTGCGTGTATGTGGACTTGTACAACGACTATCTGCAAATGCGTGATACTGGCAACAAAATGACCTATATCGTTGCCATGCTTTCCGATAAGTATAGTGTTAGCGAAAGGCAAGTTTATTCTATTATAGACCGTTTAGGGAAAGACTGCAAAAGTTGTGCAGTGTAACCCGGTGCAAATATTATGCCTTGCGCCTGTTTTCATGCAACTTTGTACAAACAAAAAACGAATAAAGCATGGAAGTATTAAAAAAGACAACTTTAGGTAATTTAGTTATTAAGGCCGTTCCGAAGGCTTTAGCAAAGGAAATGATTGTAGAACACCATTATTCACACAAATGGAATGATGGCGGCTTTGGAAAGTTCAATTACGGGATATTCAGGGAGGAAGCCCCGGATAAATGTTTAGGCGTTGCCGTGTACGGGTTAATGAAAACACCCAATGCAAGGATATTCACCCATCCGAACCCGGACGCATGGATGTGTGAGTTGAATCGTATGTGGATAGACGACGAATTGGGGCACAATGCAGAGAGTATTTTAATCGCCGCCTCTATCAAGTTGCTAAGAAAAGACGATCCGACCTGTGTCGCGGTACAATCATTTGCCGACGGGCGGTTAGGGTGCGGTACAATTTACAAGGCGGCTAATTTTACATATTACGGTTTTCATTATACCAAGTTCTGCCGTAACAAGCGTACAGGCGAGGTAACGCACCAGCAGATATTCACTAATAGTACATCCCCAAGCGGTTACTTGCGTTCAAATATGGCCTTTCTATTGGGAGATATGGAAATATTTCGGGTGAAGACATACCGCTACATATATCCACTTTGCAAAAAGTTTAAGTTTATTCGTGATCCACAACCTTACCCGGCGTATGATAGAGGCGAAGAACCGGCCGAATGGGTTAGAGACAGCACAAAGATAAAGGCGAACATCATTAGATTGCTTGATAAGATAGCCGCCTAAGATATTTCACACCTTCTTTATTCGTTATAAAGGTAGTGATTTTGTGCGACATACGCAATTTTTTAAAAGACTTTTTTCAGGTAAAAACAACAAAAACGAATAGCATTAAAATGGCATTTGAACGCCGTTTTAATGCTATTCGTTTTTACTCGAAATTGAACCACTTCGTTTTAAGCCCCCGAAAAAAAATTGAACCATTTCGTTTTAAAAATTCGTCCGGGTGGTTTTGCGGATTATACTTTTCGGAGCTCGTCTATTTTTTTATTGCCAAGTTCTAATGCTTCTATCTCCTGCCATTCATAGAGGCTATTATATGCCATACATCCGATAAGAATGGAGATAAGTATATATCCCAA